GCCGGGATCGGTGATCTGGCTTCTGTCTCCCACACCGACACACGGACTGTATAGGCTGGCAATGCGGCCGACGTGGTACTCGGGGAGCGCGAAGACCTCGTCAATGATGCACGGGATTGCGGGATCGGTGTTCAACAGCGCCACGTGCTGCGTAAACACCCTGTTTACCAATCCAGCGGTGGCTAGGCGAGCGCGAAGCTCATTGGCGAGGGCATTTGACGGAACAACAACGACGGCAAGAGGGTGATACGCCAAAGCTTGCAAGTAAGCGGTCGTCTTGCCACAACCGGCGATACCGGAAAACACCCAGTCCAGCGTGCATGGATTTGGGACTCTGCGTAGCATGTTGAACAGCTCAAGTTGCGTTGGGGTGTTGGCATCAGTCATCATGGTGACAGCAGCGGCCTCGGTGGCAGTGGACCATGACGCGACGGGGACCCTGGGCCGGCTGACGGCAAGCGCGTACTGCAGGCAAACTCCGAGGTCAGCAGTGGCTGGCAAACCAAGGCGCACGGCGGGCCACGTCAAGAGCCGCTGCCTACGGCGAAACAAAATGCGGTACGGGTTGCTTCGTCGTGTGGGCCATGGACTTGACCAATTGGAAAGCATCGCTAGCTGCACCATCAAGAGCCCTGGCGCAACAAGCGCGTGTGTGCGTTCGCGGCGGCGTTCTCGTTGTTGGCGGGCCCACAAAATCAGATCCCACAGCATTATGAAAACCAGCGAAACGAACAAGAACAACAGCCATGTCTGTGCGCTAGGGCCACCAGCCAGTGGTCGGATCGTCCAGTGGCTTGCCTGCGGTGCGGTGGGGAAGCTGGTGGCGTTTGTTGCGGCATTGGCGGAGCCGGTTGTGGTGTTAGCGGGGCCGGTGGGCTGGGTCCTATGCAACGATGGGGTGGCAGTGTTTGTGGTGACGGCATTGGCGGACGTCGACGGCCGAAGCTTTACCGGAGCAATGGCGGAGCTGATGGGGTGGCGGCTTGTGGTGCCGGGTCCGCCGGTGTTGCTGGTTGTTGAGCGGCTGGTCGCGGTGCTGCCTGGCGTGTGGGTCGACGCCTCCTGCGAACTATGCGTGGCCGTAGTTGTGTTGTGGCAGCACTCAAACGGCACCTCCTCCCACCACAGTTGACGCAGTCGAAACATGTGGACGGACAACTTACGCGCACAATCTGCACCAATTGTAGGTGCGATCTTGTCGGGGTGGCACAACTTAGCCAGCTTGCGCCTCTCACTGTCACCGGCTTTAAAGCACGCTTGGATCCACCGGTTGTTCTCAAGCCACTTGAACCTGCAGTCGAGCGTGCGATTCTTCGGCGCTTGCCGTCGCCCTTGCCGGCCTTGGCGCCTTGTGTTTCGCCGACACTCCCAGAGCATGTTTATGGTCCAGTTGGTGTAAAGGCACACCACCACCATTGACAAAATCAGTCGATTCAAGAGGCACTTGACAAACGGCCCGTTGAAGAAGATGCCACTGTACTTGGGGTCTCGGTACTTCAGCCAGCCCTCCAAAGCGGCAATAGGTATGAGGATCCGTACGACGACCACAAAACTGGAGCCAATTATCATGCTAACGGCACTGGCGAAGGCTAGTTCGTCGCCAAGCAACCCGCAGGCGGCTGCGTCGTCGAGGAGACCCACAACTATGTGCAACTTGGAGAACTGCAGGAGCTGCACACACGCAAGCAGGCCAATCACCAAGAATTTGGCTGACAACGAATCCTTGGCGCGACGTGCGATTCCGCCGAAGATGGCAGGCACAGAGTCAATGGTCGGCTGGTGTCGGAGCAGAAGGGTCGCAGGCTTGGGTGGTCGTATCCTGGTCTTCGTACGCACCAGAAACGCCATGACCCAGTACACCGCAGCAAAGCAAGCAGCGAAGGTGATGGGAACGGCTAGTAACGGTGGGAGGTTGAACCAATACCAGATGGCGGCCCAGGCCCAGTTCAGCGGTCTGGGGAGTCCGCCGAACAACGACCAGGCGCCCTGCACGCGCACTTTGCCACTAGCCCGGACCACCTTGGCATGGCCTCGGCAGGTGTGGATGCCCAGTCCAAAAACACTGCGTCCATACGGGACGCCGAAGACCTGGCACAGGGCCTTAGTTTCGGCGAGAGAAACAAACGTCGGAGCACGATGCTTTGACAGCATGTCAGCCAAAGTGGTGGCCATGCACGCTGGTCGGGAGGCTCGAATCTGATTCAGGGACTCGAGCACTTCTTCGTGGCGGACGTCGGCAATGAATGCAATGGCACGCGTCATGCACTGATCCTCCAGGTCCTCGTATACCACTTCATGGCCACAACAATGGCCGTGGACGGGCAACCTCGCGGCGGGCACCTTTGACGGGCGCAACAGAGAAAAGAAGGTGTCGGGTTCCCGCAAACTCACCGCGGCCTCGACGAGCACGTGGCTGGACGCGGCAGATATACCGTGCTTGAAGGCAACCGCCAGCTTAAGCTCCTCGGCTTGCTCAATGTCAGGCGTGAAGGAGTAATCGCGGAACGCCGTGAACTCAGCCTCGCTGTTGTGCCGGTTGGAAAGCCTGCAGGTGAACTTGGACATCAAGCGTACTGGATCACTAAACGACCTGCCCGAGGACGTCCAAATGCGGTTGGCGAAGTCCAGATACGGTGTGACAATTGGCTTGACGACAACGCCGGTCTCTCGGAGAATGCTCACGGCTGACACCAATCTTTTTGGCACGGGGACGACCGTGTTGTCATCACCTTTACCGATGAACATCGTGCAGTTCGACAGGTCATAGGTGGCGGCGGTGGTGCCAGTGCTCATCAGGAAATTGAAAAAGGCCGTGCCGGGCTCGCCAGAGAACAGCCGCTCGAAGACGTAGAACGAGACGTTGAGGCTCATCCCCTTCGCGCGCCGCTTCTCTCGACTCAGCAAGTACAGCATGCATGTCTCAGGCGGAAAGCCAAGCAGCGTAAGCACCTTCGCGATAAACAGGCGGTGCACAATCATGTGCGAGCTATCTTGTTGGCTCAAGTCCAGCGAAAGGCACTGGGTTATTTCGCGCTTCGTGCACGCGGCAACTGCGGCATCGAGCCCATCATTGTCTAGCCCGGAATCATAAATTACGTGGCTTTTGAAGAGGCCCTGCATGGCCTTCACAGCACCGATCATTAGTGGGCAATTTGCTGCATTGATTGATTTGCTCATGGCCAGTATGCCCTGCCCGCACTCAAAGCTGTGCCCATAAGCGCCAAACTTGGGCTTGGCTTGCGCCTTGAGAAAGTAGGTGCTGTTGACGAGCTCAGACGTGTCGACTTCACGCAGTGATCTAGCGATGAGGGCGAGTTGGGCACAGTTGCGCTTTGAGCGCCAATTTGCGAACAGATCGCCGACGGTCGGGAGGCTTACCTGGCAGCGCGAATCGATGAACGCATCGCGCCACCGATCAAACATGACGTCCGCCAACTGGAAGGCACGGGCCGGCTTGATGTCCACGTTCTGCGGCTTGGTGTAGCGATCGAATATGGCGTAAATAGACGCCATCTCCTCAGAGTTGCTGAATGGATACCCGATGTGTGGCAGAATGGTGGGCTCGTGGAAATCTTTGTTCAAATGCCAGTCACCGACTGTGATGCGCACTGCTGGGTCGGGCTTGCGGAGTGTGAATGCGCCGCGGTCTTGCAGCACGGCGGGGTTCGGGGGCTCGAAGTGCACCTCAAACATGGCTTCCACAACTGCAGGACTCATATCGGCCAGGATGGCATCACCGGACCTGACGATGTCGTAATCCAACTCACCCTCTTTTGTGGGGTGCCGATAATCGTCGAGAATGCGCTTGGGCACCTCGGCCTCGTCTGTTGGATTGTCACAGACAGGATGCATGTTGTCAATGGTGCTATTGTCAAAGCTACCAAAGACGGGATTTTGTGGGTTGTTTGGCCTGTTGACAACGGGCAGGCGGTTGTTGTTGATCCACTGCGTGAGGGCAGCGGACCGGCGGGGCGGAGCGGTGATGGTAAGGGTGTTGCGGTGGCGAGTAATTGCGACAAGAAGGGCCTCTGCGTTCGCGGTGTAATACGCCTCGTCGTTGTTGAAGAGGTGCAAGTATACGTCGTCGCTCTCGAGACCCTGAGACACTGCGACTGTACGTGTGCCGGGCACGATGGTGGTGTTGAGCCGGTGGCACGTCATGTGCTGTCCAGCACGCTGCGCGAGGACACGCTGGATGGACACTCGCCCTGGGAACGCACTGACAAACTGGAACTGCGCAGGTAGATTGAGGTTCCGAGTGTACCTGGGCAGGATGGCTCGGAACGGCTGAGTGTTAAGTATGTCTGCGCCGTATCTGTGCACCGTACGCATGACGGCGATGTGGTCCACTGGTACAATGGAAGGGTCATATGCGAGCCCAAGCGGTCCTGCGTACGCGGTTTGGCTATAGCACCCCAGTGCAACCACGGGCACCCCCTGTGAGCAAAAACTGACCACATGGACAGCTGGCATGCGGAACACCTCGTCGATGATAATCGCGGGTGCAGTGCGCAGCAAGCGCACGTTGGCCAAAGCCTGGTCCAACGTGAGCACCACAGCACCGGGCATCCTAGCTGTCCAATCATTCATGAGTTCGTTGGTGGGAACAATGACGGCTGAGCCACGCGGCGCAATGCGTCGAGCCTGTGTGGACTTGCCGGTCCCGGGAGGTCCCAACAATAACAGGTCCATGTACGTATCCGGGGCCCAGGCGGCATTTTGCAACGCGCGCCCTTGGAGCAGGGACAACTCACTGACTGGGCTAGCGGCGAGCCCAGCGACGGCATCATTGTGGTTCATGACGGGATCATGGTCAACGAGCAACCTGGCCTCGCGCCGTGCTGGTGGTGCTGCGAGGGCGTGCACCCACTCTTCGTCATGCAATTGATGCCACGGTCTGGGCTGCGGATAGCCAGTGCGAATGGGGGGCACCGGAGTGGCCCTGGCGGGTGGCTGTTGTGGGCCGCGCTCTGGGGGGACGACGGCCGGGCCAGCCGGGCGAGGGCTGCCAGACGAGCCATTGGAAATGACGTGGAGCTGTGGCAGAGCACCGCGGGCTTTGAGCAACGACGCATTTCGCCCACCCTCCATGAACTCGCTGAGGAACGAGTCGATGATGTCGGCTGCCATGTCAGAAACCCCGTACCCTGAGTCAAGGGGTTTCTCGCCGCGCAACACATATGTGGTGTACCGTTCGAGTATGGACGGTTCTTGCTGGGCCAAAGTGCGGCGGGCCACGGTTGCCATCTTGTCATTCTCGCAGTCTAGCACCCGTTGCGCATTCTCGGCGCGGTGCAGCGTCTGCATG